TACAACTTCTTCAATATTCTATGGTAAAATCATACCTTGAGGATATTGATTTTTTACTTACAACAGATAAACAAATCAGATTTAATAAAAGACAAAATAGATTATATTTAGACTTTAATTGGGAAGGTAATAATGTCGGTGATTTTCTTGTTATAGACTGTTATAGAATATTAGATCCTAACGATTTTAATAAAGTATACAATGATAGTTTTCTTAAAAAATATTTAACTGCTTTAATTAAAAGACAATGGGGTCAAAATTTAATTAAATTTAGAGGTGTAAAACTTCCTGGTGGGATAGAATTAAATGGAAGAGAGATATATGAAGATGCAGAAAGAGAACTAGAAGATATTAAGCAAAGAATGACTTTAGAATATGAACTTCCACCATTAGATTTAATCGGATAATATGGCATTAAATCCCTTTTTTCTACAAGGATCTCCTGGTGAACAGAGATTAATACAAGAACTAATAAACGAACACCTAAAAATATATGGTGTTGAAGTTTTGTATATACCAAGAAAATTTGTTAGAAAAGATAGTATTTTTAGAGAAGTTACGACATCAAGATTTGATGATAATTTTTCAATAGAAGCATATGTGAGTAATTTTGAAGGGTATGGTGGATCTGGAGATATTTTAACTAAATTTGGAATGAGTTTACGTGATGAATTAGTATTAATTATTTCAAAAGAACGATTTGAAGATTTTATTTCACCATTTTTAGAAGGAATGGATGATAATGAAATAGTTTTGAGTACGCGTCCTAGAGAAGGAGATATTATATATTTTCCATTAGGTCAAAGACTTTTTGAAGTTAAATTTGTTGAACATGAGCAACCTTTTTATCAATTAGGAAAAAATTATGTTTATGAATTAAAATGTGAATTATTTGAATATGAAGATGAAATTGGTGGATTCTCTGATATTAGTACTGCTGTTGATGAAATAGACGGAACATTGCAGCAACAAGGTTACATAACGTCTTTACAACTATTTTCATTTGGACAAACCACAACAGCAACTGCCGGAATTTCTAGCGGATACGTTCGTAGAGTATTCTTAAACAACGACGGTAACGGATATACTGGAATTCCAACTGTTGGATTTTCATCAGCACCTGCAGGGGGAATAGATGCTTCTGGTGTTGCTATAACAACTTGCAAGGGTGGTGTATGTTCAATTAAAGAAATATTATTAATTAATCCTGGAGCAGGATATACTTCCATACCATCAGTAACAATATATTCTAATGGAAGTGGTGTTGGTGCGGCAGCAACTGCGGAAATAGTAGAGGGATCTTATGGTGCAAAAGTTGTTGGTATTACCACATACGGTGAAGGTTATGTAAGACCACCTTTGGTAACTTTTAGTAGTCCACCTGTTGGTACTGGTGTTACTGCTACAGGAATTTCTGTTGTTGGATCTTCTGGATCTATAACTCAAATATTAATTCGTGATGCCGGAATTGGTTATACATCTACACCCACAATAACAATTGCTCCACCACCATTATTAACTGGAATAGGAACTTATTCTTTCAATGAAGTCATACGTGGATTAGAGTCTGGAACAACATCTAGAGTTAAATCATGGGATAAAGATACTAATATATTAACAGTTGGTGTAATTGACGGTACGTTTATAGCAGGGGAAACTATAGTTGGAACTTCTTCTTCAGCAAGATATACATTAAAAGTAACGTCTGGAACAGAATTTTCTGATAAATATGAACAAAACGATGAAATAGAAGAAGAGGCAGATCTAATTCTAGATTTCACAGAATCAAACCCATTTGGTAATTACTAATGCTAGGAACTTATTACTATCACGAAATTATTAGAAAAACAATTGTTTCATTCGGAACATTATTTAATCAATTGTATATCAAACATAAAGATGCTGAAGGAGATACTTATAGTGAGATAAGAGTTCCTATTTCTTATGGACCTTCACAAAAATTTCTAGCAAGAATAGAACAACAAGCAAATTTGAATAAACCTGTTCAAATTACATTACCGAGAATGTCATTTGAAATGAACTCTATTCAATATGATTCTTCTAGAAAATCTGGAGTTACACAAACATTCAAAGCATCTGATGGTCAAAATTTAAAAAAAGTTTATTTACCAGTTCCTTATAATATTGGGTTTGAATTAAATATTTTAAGTAAATTAAACGACGATTCCTTACAGATTATAGAACAAATTTTACCATATTTTCAACCATCATTCAATTTAACAGTAGATTTAGTAGATTCTATTGGGGAAAAAAGAGATATACCAGTAGTATTAGATAATATTTCTTTTCAAGATGATTATGAAGGTGATTTTTCGTCAAGAAGAGCTTTAATTTATACTTTACAGTTTACTGCAAAAACTTATCTATTTGGTCCGGTTGCATCTACAACTGACGGATTAATTCGCAAAGTTCAAGTTGATACTCATACAAGTACTGATATAGTTTCCGCAAAACGTGAAATGAGATATACTGTTCAACCAGATCCAGCAAATGCAGAACCAGATGATGATTTTGGATTTGATGGTTCTTGGGAATATTTTGATGATAGTAGATCATATAGTTCTACACAACAAACTGACATTTAAACAATATGAAAAATAATTACGATAAATTAGATAAAGCATTAAACATCAGTAGCGAAATTATTGAAAGTGATTCTAAAAATTGTGAAATTGAAATTGTTAAAACTGAAGAAAATGATATAAAAAAAGATTATGAATATACAAGAGCAAATTTATACTCTTTAATTGAAAAGGGGCAAGAAGCAATTAATGGAATTATGGAACTTGCTGGTGAAGGTGGAAGTCCAAGAGCGTATGAAGTTGCTGGACAACTTATTAAAAACGTTGCTGATACTACAGATAAATTGATAGACTTACAGAAAAAATTAAAAGACGTTGAAGAAGAAACAACAAGAACCACTAACAACGTAACAAATAATGCCTTATTTGTTGGTTCTACTGCAGAGTTATCTAAATTACTAAAGCAAGGTTTTCTAAATAATAAAGAGTAAAGAAAATTTATCTGTGGGTAAAATAAAACCATTTAAAACTGTTGAAGCGATTGCTAAAAAGCATCGTCTTGATGTTTCGTTTATACAGAAACAGTTGGATATAGGAGAACCCATAGAACATGAGCATACTAAAGATCATGAACTTGCTAAAGAGATAGCACTTCAACATTTGGACGAAATACCAGATTACTACACAAGACTTAAAAAAATGGAAGCATCTGCAAAAAAAGAACATCAGAAATTTAAAGATGTCACTGAAGGAAAAGGTCTTTGGGCAAATATTCATGCCCGCAGAAAAGCAGGTAAACCTCCCAAAAAACCTGGAGAAAAAGGATATCCAAAAACTTTAGATATTGAAGAGGGATTGAAGCAGGCACGTAAAAATGTAGGCGCTAGTAAGTGTTGGCCTGGTAAAGTTGCTAGGGGAACAAAAATGAAAAATGGACGTGAAGTTCCAAATTGTGTTCCAGAGCAAGTTGAAATGGTAAGGTATTGCCCAAGATGCCAAAAAGAAGAAACTAGAAGTGCTTGCAAATATGGACCAAAATATTGGGACATGTTTTCATCACCAGTTGCTTTAGCATCAAATTCTTATGATCCAAATAAACCCCATCCCGCAAATGAGGAAAAGGATCATGAGCATTCTATGGCTCGTTCAGAAATTTCAACCATTATTTCTGCAGCGAAAAGACTTCAAAAGAAAATGAAGGGAGAAGGAAATATTGAAGCTTGGGTTCAATCTAAAATTACAAAGGCAGCAGATTATCTAGATAGTGCTGCTGATTATGTAGATAGTGGCGAAATGAAGGCAGAAAGTGTTTCTAATGAACCAAAGTTAAAACCAAAATCTGGACTTGGTGGCGGAAAACCAGCATATCCAAAAGGTAAAGAACCAAGAGCAACTGGAGCAAAACTTCCAGATATTCGCAAGGAGTCCGTATCTATTGAAGATGCAAATGGAAATACATTTGCTAATGTTGTTGATATAATTGGTCCAGAACATATGAAACCAATTGTTGATGATAATGGAGTTTGGAGAGGAAGTAAGCAACAATCCGTTTCTGAAGGGAAAACATTTCAATATTTTATGGAAAAGGTTGAAAAATCAAAGATGAAATGTAACTCCCCAAAGTCTGATCCCGTGGGCGACTCGCTCACGGGTAAGTCTCATGTTGTAAAGGCATGTTCTGGTGGTAAAGAAAAGATTATTCGCTTTGGACAAAGAGGTGTAAAAGGTTCTCCAAAGAAAAAAGGAGAGTCCGAAGAGTATGCAAGTCGTCGCAATAGATTTAAGACCAGACACGCAAAAAATATTGCACGAGGACCAATGTCCGCTGCATATTGGGCAAACAAAGTTAAGTGGTGATAAAAATGAAAAGTTTTCAAGAATTTTTAAAAGAAAGTATCACCATTAATGGTGATTTTAATGGAACTCTAAATGTAGGAGGTTCTCAACCAGAACAAGCAACTGAATCTTTCTTTGCAGATGTAGTTTGGGAAGGAAAACTATATCGTATGGAAGTTGAAGGGAAGGAGATGACTAGAAATGAACTCACAGAACAACTTCAAGATGAGTATCCAGGAGCAATTGTTCATAACATTTATCCAGCATCTAACCAAAGTTCTTTAAAAATTAAAAACACACAAAGATATCAACCAGAAAGATTGGCATGGGGTGAATAATGGCTCAGTGGAATAAGACTACACAAGATTTCTTAAACCAAGAAAGAAGTCTTTTTGAAACCTTCAATATTGCAGATCACTGGGGGAACCAGACAGACTGGAGACCTCAGTTTTCTAATAACAATAGATTAAAAGTTGCTCCGTTCCAAACAGTTTTCTTTAATACCTTCCAGTATGGAAAAGAAACTGATGTTTGGGATGAGAGAATTGTTGGTGTCGGAACCGCAACTCATAATGTTAATGCTAGTAATGTTGTTATGCAAGTTGGTTCTACTGCAGGAAGTAAAATCATCAGACAAACCAAGAATGTAATGAGATACATTCCTGGAAGACCAGCAACACTTGCATTCGCAATTCGTTTAGAAACACCGCAGGTAGGTATTCGCAGAAGATTTGGATTGTTTGATGATTATAATGGTGCTTATTTTGAGGATGATGGGGGAACATATTCATATGTAATTCGCACATCTACAACTGGAATTACTACAGAAATAAGAGTTGGTAGAGATGAATGGAATGGTGAAAAATTTGATGGTAATGGTTGGACTGGTGTAACCGCAGACCCAACAAAACAACAGATGATTTCCATTTCTTATGAGTGGTATGGTGCAGGAACAGTGGATTTTAATTGGTTAATGAAAGGTGAAACAATTAAAAGTCATACTTTTGATAACTCAAATATTCAAGATAAAGTTTGGTGTTCTACTCCATTCCTTCCCATTCGTCTTGAGATTGAAAATGTAACTGGTGTTGCAGGAACTCACTATCTTTATCAAGGTTCCAATTCTCTTATCCAGGAAGGAGAACCAGAAAAACTTGGAACTCTTTTGAGCATATCAAATCCCATCACAGGGACAACGATGACATCCGCAAATACATTCTATCCAATTATAAGCATTCGTTTAAAATCCAATAATCTAACTGGTGTAATGCTTTTGAGATCATTACAGGCAGCAACTGATGATAATACGAATGTTTATTGGCAACTTCTACAAAATGCAACACTGACTGGAGGAACTTGGGTAAATCATCCCGATCCAAACTCTTTTATGCAGTATAATATCACTCAAACTGCAGTATCTGGTGGAAGTGATCTTTTGAGTGGTTTTGTAATTAATGGTAGTGGTGCGTTAGTTGATCTTGATATTAAAGCGGCACTTCAGTTAGGTAGAAGTGGCATTGGAACAATTAGTGACACCTATACTCTTGTTTGTGCAAGTCCTAATACTAACAAAAAAGCACTTGCAGTATTAAACTGGATTGAACAAAGGTAATTTTTATGTCAATTCAAGATATTCAACTTAAGCAATCTGATGCTTACTTATCAAATCCAAACTTAAAGCGAGCAAATACCTCATTTTCATGGACTCAAGAACAAATTATTGAGTTCTTTAAATGTAAAGAGGATCCTGTTTATTTTGCAAAGAATTATATCAAAATTGTTTCTCTTGATCATGGTTTAGTTCCTTTTAGTTTATATCCTTTTCAAGAAAAATTAATTAACAATTTCCACAAACACAGATTTAATATCTGTAAGATGCCTCGTCAGACGGGTAAATCTACTACATGTGTTTCATATCTTTTACACTATGCGGTTTTTAACGATAACGTAAATATTGCAATATTAGCAAACAAAGCATCAACTGCCAGAGATCTCCTGCAGCGCCTACAACTCGCATATGAGAATTTACCAAAGTGGATGCAGCAAGGAGTTCTTCAGTGGAACAGGGGTTCTCTGGAGTTAGAAAACGGATCTAAAATAGTAGCTGCTTCTACAAGTGCTTCAGCAGTTCGTGGTGGATCATACAACATCATCTTTTTGGACGAATTTGCATTCATCCCAAACCATATTGCAGATGATTTCTTTGCATCAACATATCCTACAATTTCATCTGGTCAAAGTACAAAAGTAATTATTGTTTCTACCCCACGTGGTATGAACCATTTTTACCGCAAGTGGCATGATGCAGAAAGAGGTAAAAATGAATATGTGCCAACAGATGTTCACTGGTCTGAAGTTCCTGGAAGAGATGAGAAATGGAAAGCATCTACAATTGCAAACACTTCAGAACAACAATTTAAAGTTGAGTTTGAATGTGAATTTTTAGGATCGGTTGATACGTTGATCAATCCATCTAAATTAAGAAATTTAGTATATGAAGATCCAATAAAAAGAAATAAAGGGTTAGATGTTTATGAAGACCCAATAGAAGATCATAATTATATGATTACTGTTGATGTTGCTCGCGGAATAGGAAATGATTATTCGGCATTTGTTGTTGTTGATATAACTTCTTTCCCATATAAAGTAGTTGCAAAGTATAGAAATAATGAAATAAAACCTATGCTTTTTCCAAGTGTTATAGAACCTGTTGCAAAGGCATACAATCATGCTTGGATTTTGGTAGAAATTAATGATATTGGAGATCAGATAGCAAACATATTACATTATGATTTAGAGTATGATAATATTTTAATGTGTTCACAAAGGGGTAGAGCAGGGCAGATTGTTGGAACAGGATTTAGTGGAAAGAAATCTTATCTTGGTATCAGGATGACTGCCGCAGTTAAAAAACTAGGTTGTTCTAATTTAAGAACCCTAATAGAAGATGATAAGTTGCTAACAAATGATTATGAAATTATTAGTGAAATGACAACTTTCATTCAAAAAAGTAGCACATTCATGGCAGAAGAGGGTTGTAATGACGATTTAATGATGTGCCTCGTAATTTTTGCTTGGTTAGTGGCTCAACCTTATTTCAAGGAAATGACAAATG